TTTACGCATACGTAGGTAATCAAAGTGTGCTCTTTTAACCGCCACTTTATGTTTAGTAAGTATCGTTAGATATTTGCCGTGTAGAATAGGTATCTGTAAGAGTGCCGAACCTGCTTCTGTTTGGTCAATGACGGCATCTGTTTCCCAGTATTTTAAAATTTGCTCAAGAGTTTCCATGGTATAAAGTGGTAATCAAAAAAACATAATAACACAAAAGTATCAGTTTGTCAAGTAGTTATATGATTCGTACCTAAATGTGGCCTTACATGTCATAATAGTATCGGCCGATTCTTTGGTGTCAAAAATCAAATCGGACATAGTTAACGGGAAAATGTTCCTAAATTGTATTCTTAGGATTGGATTGTTGAGTGCTGATAGTATGGTCAAAGTGGCATCAGATAGATGTTCATTTTGTTTCACCAATTTACCATCACGTTGTTCGAAACCATCTGGATCCGCAATAGATATAAACCATTTGTATAGGTCTTTCCATGACAAAAGTTCTTCATCTACGATAAAGTCTATGTCAAAAGGATCATACTTCAGTTTGGTACCTGGAGAATACATGTCCAAGAAAGGTGTTTCACGTACAACTTCACCCAACACAACACCAGGAACATTTACAGTTTGGCAAAAATATTGAGCATTAGGTATTCTGCTGAATGTCAGCAAGAACTTCGTTGGTTGTAACGGATTAGTATTTTGTGGATTTCTGTTCAGTACAGTCATCAATATCTCCTTTGTGTAGTATTTAGGAGCATAAAAAAACCGCCTATAAAAGGCGGTTTGATTAATGGGTTAGAATCCGAACCAGCGTTTAACGCCGGTCATTACTTTCCCAATAGTGAGTCCACCTTTGGCTCAACGGCATTCAAACGTGCCTCTAGTGCATCCAAATCAGCATCTGAAGGAGTAGCTACTGCAACAGCAACTTGTGCTTGGATTGCTGTACTTACTTTATCAACACCTGTAGCGGCCGCAATGATATCGGAAACCATGGCTGATGTAGCTGCTGCAACTTCTGGTGCTGGAGCTGGAACTTCAGCAACTGCGCTTGTAATGGCAATAGTGATTGCTGCTGGATCAGTAACAACGGCTGGATCGGCTGTAACAACTGCTGCAACTGCGGCTGCAACTGCTGCGGCTGCGTTGTCATCAGTAATTGCATCAGCTGATTGTTGAGCTGCAACTACGTTAGAAACGATAGCAGCTGCTTCTGGAACATCAACACTTGGAGACAAAGCAACAACTTGGTCAACTGTTACTGGAGCTGCATCAGCAGGAGCAGAAACAATAGCGTCAACGTGTTCTTGTGTCTTTTCGGCAATCAAATGATCCACTTGTACTTCTACAACGGACAATCTGGAATCTAAATCTGCAATAGTGGCAGGTGTATCGGAATTAACTGTTGTACCAGTCAATGTTGCCAATTTGGCCTCAACTGCTACCAATCTTGTGGCTAGGTCGTCAAATCTCATTCGGTTACTCCTTAAGGTTAAAATTGTAGGATGTCCCTACCATTATATTTAGGGTAAGTACTGACTGAAATACGGAGGTCATAAAAAAAGGGACCCAAAGGTCCCTTTTAAATTGTCACTCTTAACGGTGGCTTTTTCTGTGATTGATATCACATTAGATTTTTTACGCCGAACAAACGATAGTAAGCATTTGTTCTTTCGTTCAATGCACCGCCGCCACGAACCAATTGTTGTGCAAATGGGTTAGCAACCATGCCATAACGAGTCTTAAATCCAATTTTTGGTTGGAATGTGAACTGGTCAACTGCACGAACCATTTGTAGAGGAACGTATGGACAGTAGAATAGACCAGCATCATAAGGAGAAGAACCCTTATAACCGATTGTAACCAATTCTTGATTAGATGTGTAACCGCCATAATATGGATCGATGTACACTTTGATACGACCGTGCAACAAACCAGCAAATGTGTTACCAGTATCGTCAACTTGTAGGTCAGCAGACAAAGCAGGTGTATAAGACAACACACCAGCCATAGCCATAGCAGAAGCAACGTCTGAAGAAACGATCAGAACGTTACCTTTACCCCTACGAGTTTCTTTGGCAATAACGTTAGCGTCACGTTCGATTTGGAAAATCAAACCTTTGAAACGCTCAACAGACCAACGACCGTTAGAGTCTGTGTCTAGGTCAAAGTAACCTTGAGTAGTTGTACCATACAAAGCACCTTTCTTAGCAGACAAGTAAACTGTACGGATAACTTCACGGTTAATCTCAGCAAGAATCTCAGTAGAAAGAATGTTAGACAATTCTGTCTCAGCATCCAAACCGTGGATTGCTTTCAAGTCTTGTGCTAGTTCTAGTGAGTATTCAGCTTTCAATGCACGGGATTGAGCAGTAACAGTAACTTTCTCGATAGAGAATGCCATTTGTTGGAAAGCACCACCAGAATCAGAACCCAAGAATTCAGCATTTGCTGTAGGCATTGCGATACCAGTTGTTGTAGTACCAGTAGTTGGGTTTTGGAATGTGTTAGCCACATCGTGTGCATTGTCACCCTGGAATCCGTAAGGATTGTTCAAAGAACCTGTACCAGAGAAGATTGTGTTAGCTTCGTTATAGAAAGCTTCATCACCTGCACCTGAACCAGTTTTGTCGCCTTGTGCGTTGTATAGAGCACGCATTGCGAAAATCAAACCTGTAGGACCAGTCATTGGCTGAACGCCAGCGATGTCATAAGCAATCAAGTTAGGTAGTGAACGGCGAACCAAGCTGATTAGGATTGGGTCGAAATTGTTGATACCACCTGTTGTGTTTGTTGGACCAGCATCCGTTTCGTTCAATTGCTGACGCTCTGAACGCATAGCTTGTACTTGGTTCTCAAGTACCAAAGCTGTAACGGCTTTCTTATAAGGATCAGCGATAGGAGCCAAATCTTCGTGATTCAGCACGCTGTCCCATTTCTTTTGTAGTTCTTCTGTCATGAACATGTTAGATAACTCCTGTTATTATTATTGTGGTAAGTAATATTTAGTAAATTACTTATTCACGGATTTAGAAATTGCTTTCGCAAAGAAGTCAATGTCTGGGTCAACCGATTTGGACTTTTTCTCGTCCTCGATGATGACTTCCTCATTGAGTGCAGAACTGCCACTTGTATTTACTGGAGTTTTAAAGTATGATTCTTTAATTGTATCCAATTTTTCAGTGAACTCTTCCAAATTAGTGAACTCAACACTCTCTGCGAGTGACTTTAGTTTTTCCACTTGGGTCTGCGTTGTCAGGCCTTCACATGCTGCGTGTATAGCCTCAATTTTTAGTTGTTCGTTTAGAGCTTTAGTCAACTCAACAGAAGTATTGATTTGTTCGTTCAATTCTTCTTCTAGTTCTTCAACTCTAGTTACCAATTCTTCCACAACATCTGTTTGTTCTTCTGGAATATTGATATAGTGTTCTTTGAATAGATTGTGCAATCCGCCGATGAAGTCTTCAACAACCTGTGCCTTCAAGCCAGATGTGATTGCTACTTCATTGTCTTTGATCCATTCTTCTACCATGTAGTTTAGGTAGTCATCAAGTTTGGATGCCAAATCTTCTTTAACTTGTTCGATAGCTTCAACAAATTGTTCTTCCAATTCTTCCTCAGCTGCAGCGATAACTTCTTCAGCACGAGCAATAACGGCAGCTTCAAAAATTGTAGTGGCTTTAGAAACGAATTCTTCAGAAAGGTTTTCTCCGCCCAATAGAGCGTCCATGTCTTCCTTCATTTTTTCTTTCATCTTCTCTTTAGCCATCATCTTCTTGAACAATTTCTTGTCTTCAGCTTCATCAGGATGAGATTTGTTTTCGTGATGCATTTTTTCATCAAGCAAATCACCGTTCTCATCGTATTCAGCTTCTTCACCGTAACCCTGCATTGTAGCACCAGGATTCATTTGCATTGTTTGCTTTGGTTTTTTACCAGCAATACGGTCACGAATGTTTTCGTAAGATGTTGCATCGTGTTGGTCACCAAACTTAAGGTCGCCACGACCCATAGTTTCTTGTGGTTGACCTTGTGGCTTCTTAGCACCAACGCCATCTTTTTCTGAACCAACAGGTGGTGTTGCACCAGGAGGTGTTGCTGTGGGTGTGCCTTTTAGGTAATCTGGTAATTCATCACTGTCTTTTTCTGGAGAATGACCAACCAAGCCAGCATCTTTTTCGCCATAGGCAACAGATGCTTTAGTTTTGTCTTTACCGACTTCACCGTGTTTGTGAGAGTCTTGGCCACGCATACCTTGTTTAGCTTTGATGTTAGCTTCAAAGGTGCCTCTTGAGTCTTCACTCAAAAGAGCTTTAGCGGCGTCTGATAGATTAAATTTTCCCATTTTGAAAATCTCCTTGATTTGGTATTGGATATTTATATTTAAAGTTTTTTCATGAAGTTTTCGAAGATTTGCAAGCTTACTCTCTCAATATCTCTTTGAGAGGCTTTGCGGACTTCTTTGATAGCTTGCGCTTGGTCAACTTCAGTCCATACTCCTTCAACTAACATCCATTCTTTTCCTTCCATAATGCCTTGAACAAAAGCTCCAGGCGCAGAAGGGTCTGCTACAATATCAGCCGCTGTGGCTAGATAAAAATCGTTCTGAACAACATTAACACCGTTAACATTTTTCAATGAACCCATGCCTCGTGATGATACACCTAGTTGTGCGCCACCTTCAATAAGGTTTCTGGCAATTGCACCCATTGGTGTGTCGAGAATTTTTGCTTTACCAATCCATGTTGTACCATCTTCTCTGAGAGAAGTAATTAAATGTGATACACGGTCTAGATTGATAGATGGTGACTCAGGATGTCCTAATTCACCAAATGCACGATGCTTGTTGATGTACTCATTAGTATAACGAGCAACTTCATTTTTCATCGTTGCATATTCGTATAAACGACCGTTACGGTTTTTCTTTTCCGCAACCAAAAATGGTCCTTCAATATGAAGAACTTTTTTACCGTCAGCTTCTTCTACAAGATAGTTGACGGTTTCGTTGATTTCTTTAATTAGTTTCATGGTTTTACGCCATATGGTCCGTAGTTGAAAGCACCTGGGTCGTTGAACTGACCACGTTGGTAAGTAGAGTTGTCTTTACGCAATTCAATAATGATTGTGTAAGAGTTGTTTGCTGCCATACCTCTTGTACGAATACCAATGTCACCATTGCAACCTGTAACCATATTATTGGCTTTTGCTGAATTAGGTATTGTTACCCAATTTGCTGCACCATCGTATTCGTAAGTACCAGAAACCAACAAAGCAGTTTCAGTAGGATTAGCATTCCAATAAATGTCCACGTCAGCAGAAGTTGGATTAACGCAGTCGTACCACACTCTGAAAATGGATAAACCATAATAACTTAAAGCGGTATTACTTAAACTGGCCGCAGTATACAATGGAACACCATTGGCGTCCAAAGCACCGTACAAAGTATTTGCTTGAATACGATGTGGATTGTCTTCTTGACCAGAACCATCAAACTTACCAGTTAATTTAATAACTGCTTTCTCTGTGGTGTCTTTTATGACTTGATATGTAAAAGCGTTAGCCATTTATTATTCCTCTTGACTGTATTCTTCTTCAGACTCAACTTCATCATCTAGTTCTTCTGGAAAAAGACTTTGTGCTACGTTCACTTTTTGAGCTTGAATATGTGCATTAACTCTGTCGTGGATAGAGGCATACAAGGCATCACGCATTGCCTTAGCATCATCATTCATTGCATAATCTATAATTGCTCTTGTGTCCATGTTAATCTCCTTTGTGGATCCTATTTATAATATACGTTTTAACTTGCCAAATGTTGTTTCTTCTGCTTTGGATTTAGCTGCATCAGTTGCTTTTGCTTCTTGTTCTGCCGCTGCTTTATCCGCTGCCACATCATCTGGATGTTGTGGTTGTTGTGGAATATCCGATGCCATCATTTGGCCAGCAACACCGTTCATTACTTCAACTGGTAATCCAAGACCTTCTTGTTTCTCTTTGTCAATTTCTTTTTGCATTTCGGCAATACTGTTATCATCCAAACGCAATACATTCTTTTGAATCCACTTCTGAGAGAAATATCTTCCAGTATATGGATCAATCTCACCAAGGAGAGACAATCTTTCTCTCATCAACTCAGCATCTTTTAACTCTGTGAAGTTGTTGTCTTTGATGAAGTTGTAAT